ACGTTTACGAGGATGTTCAGGAACACATCGAGAAGTCTGATTACGATGTACGAGCATTTGGATTCGACCCATACAACGCCAAGGAATTCGTTGACCGTTACGTAATGGATAACGGACCATATGGTGTTGAGAAAGTCATCCAGGGCGCTCGTACCGAGTCTGTGCCTCTCGGTGAATTGAAGAAGCTCAGTGAGAATGAACAGCTAAGGTTTGACGAGCATATGATGTCATTCTCTATGGGTAACGCGATCGTCATCGAGGATACTAACGGAAACCGTAAGCTATCTAAGATGCGTCACGATGAGAAGATTGATAACTTCTCCGCTCTCATGAATGGGTACATCGCCTATCGTCGAAATCCAGATCTATTTGATTAATGAAAGGAGGTGAGTGATATAGGTATCATGGATGGATTAAAACACGCATGGACGATGTTCAATCCTCCTTCCGCCGCTAAGTCTAATAATGTTAAAGAAGACCACTGGCAGGATCGAGGACCAGGATACGTAATCCGACCTGACCGTAATCAGTTCAGATCTAATGTTGACAAGCACATGATCGTGTCGATCTTGACACGTATTGCTGTGGATGTAGCGGATGTTGAACTTAACCACGTTCGGGTTGATAAGAACAAACGGTTCCTGGGGGAGATCAACAGTAAGCTGAATCGTTGTCTTAACGTAGAGGCCAATATTGACCAGACCTCACGTGCTTTCCAACAGGACATCGCTATGACGTTGTTCGACGAAGGCTCTTGCGCCATCTGCGCCGTCGAGACGGACTTAAACCCCGATGGAAACGGCGGCTATGACGTCAGGGAGATGCGCGTAGGTAAGATTCTTGAGTGGTTCCCTCGGGACGTTCGAGTTGAACTCTGGAATGATCGTAAGGGTGTTCGTGAGACACTGGTACTACCCAAAGAGTTGGTAGCAGTTGTCGAGAACCCCTTCTACTCGATCATGAATGAGCCCAACTCGACTCTCAAACGACTGGTTCGTAAATTCAATGCTCTTGACATCATTGATGATGAACTCGTCTCCGGTAAGCTCAACATGATCATCCAGCTCCCGTATGCTACTAAGTCTGAGACTCGTAGGCAGCACGCAAACGATCGTGTGCGTGACATCGAGTTCCAGCTTTCCCAATCTAAACAGGGAATCGCATACATGAGTGCGGAGGAGAAGTTCACGGTCTTAAATAGACCTTTGGACAACAATCTCCTAGCTGAGATTGAGATGCTTACCAACCTCCTATACACTCAGCTGGGGCTTACCGAATCTATCATGAACGGTACAGCTAGTGAAGAGGAGATGCTGAATTACACAAACAGGACGATCAAACCGGTTGTTAAAGCAATCACGCAGGCTATGCATCGAACCTTCCTGAGTAAGACAGCCATTAGTCAAGATCAAGCGATCATGTTCTTCCAGGACCCGTTCGCACTCATGCCTCTGAGTAAGATCTCTGACATTGATGATAAGTTGTCACGCAATGCAATTATGTCCCCCAATGAGATTCGAACTCTATTGGGTATGCGTCCTGTTGATGATCCCGATGCGGAGACTCTACGTAACAGGAACATGCCCATCGAAAGCGATACCATTGCGGCGGACCCATCATTAGCACTTGAGGAAGGTCAAAATGAAACCTGATTTTAGTGGATACGCCACCCGAGCAAACGTTAAGTGCTCCGATGGCCGTACCATTCAGAAGGACGCGTTCGTCCATAACGACGGCGAGAAGGTCCCTCTGGTCTGGCAGCACAGTCACGACACCCCAGAGAACATGCTCGGTCATGCAGTTCTGGAGAACCGTGACGACCGTGTCTATGCCTACGGATATTTCAACGATTCCCCACGCGCACAGAGTGCGAAGGAAAGCGTTCGACATGGAGACATCACCAAGCTCTCCATCTACGCCAATAAGCTAATTGAGCGTAACCAAGTGGTCCACTCGGGCCAAATTCGAGAGGTAAGTCTTGTGCTTGCCGGAGCTAACCCAGGAGCCATCATCGAAAATGTACAGCTGCGTCACTCCGATGGAGACGTAGAGATTCTTTCCGATTCAGCAGTGATTCAGTCGGACGCATTCATCATGCACTCCGATGGCGGTGCTGATGACAACTCATCCGATTCCGACAACTCGGATGACGATCGAACCCTTGAAGACGTTCTTGATTCAATGACTGACGAGCAGCGGAGTGCTACACTCTTCCTGATCGAGCAGGCTGAGAACAAGAACTCTGGCGCCGACTCCGATGATGGAGAAATGGCACAAGCCCTGCAGGACCCCGACTCTCTCATTCACAAGGAGCTTTCCAACATGACCCGTAACCTCTTCGAGCAGTTCGCTACCAACGGCGCACCAGCTGACGAATCCATCTCCCTGTCTCACGATGACATGGGTGCAATCTTCGCCGACGCAAAGCGTAAGGGCTCCTTCAAGCATGCTCTTAACGACTACGCTCTTGAGCACGGCATCTCCAACGTCGAGATGCTCTTCCCGGACTTCAAGACTCCTGACGGAATCCAGAAGTACGACCGAAACGTCGAGTGGGTCGAGAAGGTTCTATCCGGCGTCCGTCGCATCCCAATGACTCGCGGACGCACCCTGGTCGCGGACATGACCACCGAAGAGGCCCGGGCGAAGGGTTACATCACCGGTAACCTGAAGAAGGAACAGGTCATCGCGCTTCTGAAGCGTACCACCGAGCCGACCACCATCTACAAGAAGCAGGCCATTGATCGTGATGATCTGCTGGATGTCACCGACTTCGACATCGTCTCCTTCTTCCACACCGAGATGCGCGCCAAGGTCAAGGAGCTCCTCGCTGAGGTGATTCTCGTTGGTGACTGTCGCTCCGCAGCAGATGAAGACCACGTCCCTACCGATAAGATCCGTCCTATCGCGTATGACAACGACTTCTACTCCGTCAAGGAGACCCTGCCCTCCAACGTCCGTCCTGAGGCCGTTATCCAGCAGATCATTCGTTCTCGTGCAAAGTACCGCGGTACCGGCACCCCGACCATGTTCACCTCCATCGGCTTCGCAACCGACCTCCTGCTCGTCGAGGATGGTATCGGTAACCGCAAGTACAAGAACATGTCTGAGCTGGCCGACACTCTTCGTGTCAAGGAGATTGTCGAGGTCGAGCACTTCGAGAACCACCCAACCATTCACGCGATCCTCGTGAACCTGAATGACTACAGCCTGGGTACCGATAAGGGTGGCGAACTGACCACCTTCGAAGACTTCGACATCGACTACAATAAGCACAAGTGGCTGATTGAGACCCGCGTCTCCGGTGCCCTGAACAAGCCCCGCTCTGCCATCGTCATCGGTCGCGAAGAGGGTGAGGAAGTTGTTCCTAACTCCCCGTCCTTCAACTCTGAGACCAACACCATCCTGATCCCATCCACCGCGGGTGTTGAGTACCACATCGACGGCGAGACCGTGACCGGTAGCGTTGAGATCCTCAGCGAGACCCAGGTTGATGCCTCCGCCAAGGCCGGATACTACATCCCGGTCAACACCAACACCAGCTGGACCTTCGTTCCCGCTGACGTCTAAACCCTAGGAGTCAAAATGAAAGATCTTCAGCATCGTTTTGAATTCCATCAAGCCACTACCGAAGAGAAGCGTAACGAACACTCATCCGTTCGCATGGCCGCTCTTGAATTTGCTGAGAAAGTGGTAGCAGGCGTTCCGGAGGGTCGGGAACAAGCTCTCGCGGTCACCAAGATCGAAGAGGCTATGTTCTGGGCCAACGCCGGAATCGCACGAAACAACGAGTAGTAGCTGATACATCATGGCTAAATACTATGGTGTAATCGGGTACGGCGAAACCTCTGAAGTATCCCCGGGTATTTGGGCCGACAAGATTGTTGAGCGTAAATACTACGGGGAAGTGATTAAAAACATCCGTCGCCTAGGTGGCGGTGATAAGGTTAACCCCAACATCACGGTTTCTAATCAAATCAGCGTAGTCGCCGACGCATATGCCAACACCCAGTTCTTCGCCATCAGATATATATCATGGATGGGTAATCTATGGACGGTTTCTGAGGTTGAGGTTGAGCGTCCCCGGTTAATCCTGACATTAGGGGGTGTGTATGACGGACCAACGCCTGAGGCTCCATGAGTTGCTTGTTGCGGCACTTGGAACTCGGAACGTTTACTTTCAGCCACCCCCGAACGTCAAAATGAAATACCCATGTATAGTTTATAATCGAGACGATACTTTTCGACTACGTGCGGACAATGGTCTGTACCATAGGAAGAAGCGGTATCACGTTACCTACATTGATCCGTCACCGGTAAGCGACGTAGCTGACGCTCTCGAGTATATTCCGTACTGCACCTTCGATAGCCACATGGTTATCGATAACTTGAACCACACATACCTTACTATATACTTCTAAGGAGTATAACATGCCTGCAATTGAATGGGACCTCGCTGGGGAACGCGTCTTTGAGACCGGTGTTGATCGTGGAGTATTCTACCCATACGATCCAGTAACCAAGGCCTACACCCCCGGAGCTGCCTGGAACGGTCTGACCGCCGTCAACCACACCCCAAGCGGTGCTGAGCCAACTCCGATCTACGCGGACAACATCAAGTACCTGAACCTGATGTCTGTGGAGGAATTCGGCTTCACCATTGAAGCTTTCACCTACCCGGATGAGTTCGGCGTCGTTGATGGTTCCGCAACCCCAATCCCTGGTGTTGCTGTTTCTCAGCAGAACCGTGAAACCTTTGGTCTGTCCCACCGCACCCTCATTGGTAACGATGAGAAGGGCACCGACTTCGGCTACAAGATCCACATGATCTGGGGCGCCAAGGTTTCTCCTTCTGAGAAGTCTCACACCACTGTCAACGACACCCCAGAGGCAGCCAACATGTCCTGGACCGCTACCACCACCCCAGCTCCATTTGCTGCGGCTCGTAACCTCAAGCCCACCGCCCACCTGGCTGTGGATTCCACCAAGATCGACGCAACCAAGCTGGAAGCCCTTGAGAAGATGCTGTATGGTGATGGCGCAACCGCCGCAACCCTGCCTTCCCCTGAAGAAGTTCTTGCACTTCTTGAGGCTTAACCCATAGGAGTGAGTGTTCATGTTAGAAATCGATGTCCGTATCAATGATGTCGAATTGTTTGACGAGGAGAGGAATCTCTTCTTCTACGATTCGGTACGGGTTAGGCTTGAGCACTCACTCCGCACCATCTCCCTGTGGGAGGCGAAGTATAAGAAGCCTTTTCTCTCAGATCTTGAGATCCATAAGAAGACTGAGGAAGAGACTACTGATTACATCCGAATGATGATCCTCGACGACATCTCCGAGGATCTCTTCGTAAACTTGATTCGACATAACTTAATAGAAGTACAGAACTACATTGGTGATGAGCAAACCGCGACGACTATCCGTGAGACTAAGAAGCCTAAGAAGTCTTCCGAGATCATCACCAGTGAGCTGATATACTACTGGATGTTCAGCGCAACTATTCCTAAGGAATGTGAGACCTGGCATCTTAATAGACTGATCACATTGATTAG